AAAAAAATGAAAAAAGTAGCTAAGGTAACAAAGAAGACAGCTTTTGATATTAAGGAAGCGAGCAATCAAAAATTAACGGCAAGTGCAAGAAACAACTATGCGAAAAACGCACAGGCGGCTATGAAAAATACTAAAAAAAAATAAGCTATGCCAAATTTAAAACTTCAGGTAAGTAGAGCGTTAAGGGTTATACCTTCAGCGTACACAAATATCCCAATGCCTAATATTATTGTACAGAGTCAAACAACAGCAGCGGCTACATTAAAACTTATAGATTCAACAAAAAATTTTTCTAGTAGTGGAGTAAATCCATTAAATGTTCAAGTTGGAGATACTGTATATAACATTACACAGAATTTAGCAGCAATGGTTACAAAAGTAGACAGTGCTACGCAGTTAACTTTAAACTCAGATATAATGTTATCAATAAATTCTTATACATTATATTCAGGTACAAATACCACCGGCTCAGTTGAGCCATGTGTGTTATATGTTGGTACAGGAGGAGATGTAGAGGTTATTACTGCAGGAGGTGATGTTGTAAATTTTGTTGGAATAGCATCAGGTACTTTTTTACCTGTACAAGTAATAACAGTATTTGCAGCTACAGCTACAGATATTATTGCTCTTTGGTAGATGATACAAATCGGTATAAATATAGCGGTAAAAGGGGCAGGAGTATCAAATCTTCCTCCTGTTAATTCTTCTCTACCTGTTGTATCAGGTACAACTACACTAGGTAGTGTATTGACTACTACCAATGGGACTTGGACTAATTCACCTACTAGCTTTGCATATCAATGGAAGAGGGGAGCTACTAACATAGGAACTAATACAAATACTTATACATTAGTTCTTACTGATTCAACTGAAGACATTACTTGCGTAGTAACAGCTACAAATGCAGTAGGCTCAACACCTGCTACAAGTAACACAATTACAGCAGATAATTATACTCCTGTATGTGTATTGGCTCCTGTTATTTCAGGCAGTACATCTGTAGGTAGTTTGCTTACTGTAACTGATAATGGAGATTGGGATAATTCACCTACTAGCTTTTCATATCAATGGAAGAGGGGAGCTACTAACATAGGTACTAATACAAATTCTTACACATTAGTCTTAGCAGATTCAGGCGCTGCAATAACCTGTGTAGTGACAGGCACTAACGCAATAGGCTCAGCTAATGCTACATCTAATATAATCACAGCAGATAATTATACTCCTGTTAATACTGTTGCACCTGTTATTTCAGGTCCTACATCTGTAGGTAGTGTATTGAGTACTACTAATGGAACTTGGACTAATTCACCAAGTTTTTCTTACCAATGGAAACGAGGAGCTACTAACATTGGCACTAACGCATCTACTTACACATTAGTAGTAGCAGATACAAATCAAGCTATAACTTGTGTAGTGACAGGAACTAATCCTGTAGGCTCAGCTAATGCTACATCTAATACAATCACAGTAGACAATCCATTTATCTCTACATTCAGAACAACAGCATCAAGTGAGACAGTTACTTTACCTTATGAAGCAGCAGGAACTTACTCAGGTACTATTAATTGGGGAGATGGTGGAGCAACAAGTGTAAACAGCTATGCTAACAGAGCTCACGTTTATGCAACCGCAGGAGATTATGTGATAACTGTTACAGGAGTTACTACAGGTTTTAGATTTAATAATGGTGGAGATAAGATAAAGATTAGAAGTATTCAAAATTGGGGTACTTTAAAATTTCAAAATAATGGTGCTAATTTTTATGGGTGTACTAACTTAACTTTGACAAGTGTTAATGGAATATTAGACTTGACAGGTATAACTACAATGCAACAAATGTTTAGACAATGTTCATCACTTACAACCGTTAATAATATAAATTCGTGGAATACATCAGCAATTACAGGTATGAGTAATTGTTTTTCTGAAGGTACATTTAATTCTAACATTAGTTCTTGGAATACAGGAGCAGTTGTATCAATGTCAAATATGTTTGCAAATAATGGTGCATTTAACCAAAACATTGGAAGTTGGAATACAGGAGCAGCTACAAATATGTCGTTGATGTTTTATGGTGCTAGTTCATTTAATCAACCTATTGGAAGTTGGAATACAGGAGCAGTTACTAATATGTCTCAAATGTTTGAAAGTAATAGTGGATTTAATCAAAACATTGGAAGTTGGAATGTAGCAAATGTTACAAATTTTACAAATTTTATGAGTGGCAAAACACCTGCAACATTCTCTACTACCAACTTAAATGCTATCTATAATGGATGGAGTGCAAGTGGAGTTAAACCAAATATTGTTATAAGTTTTGGAGGTGCAAAATTTACAAATGCGGGTGGATTAGCAGGAAAAACATTATTATTAGCAGCACCAAACAATTGGACTATAACAGACGGAGGAGGAATATGAGCGAAATAAAATACCCTACAGAAACTACTTACTTTATAGCTTACACTGATACTAATATCTTTGGCTATGGAGCAGTAACACCTGAACAAGTTATGGATTCAGGGCAACCGTATCTATACACTACATTAAGTGAAGAGGAGTGGCTTTATGAGTTACTAACAAAGTTCAATACAATACCTGAGTAATAATTAAAAAGTAAATAAATGAAAAGTAACTATTTAGCAAGTTTATATTTTATTTCGGGTTACGCAACTTCGTTATTTATGATGTTTCAAGGTCAAGAATACTACATTGTTTTTGGTGGAATAACATTATTTTTTTATTTAACATTTACCTTAACTGAAGCTCTTGAAGAACTAGACTTATGAAAACACAACTATCCCTACTATTAATATCTATACAACAAGAACTATTGACACTTATATCTATATGCTTTGCATTCTTTATACCAATAAGTGGTATACTCATAATGATAGGAGTATTAATATGTATTGATACTTTTACAGGAATTTGGAAAGCAAATAAATTAGAAGAGAAAATAACTAGCAGAAAATTATCGTCTATTATTAGCAAGCTAGCACTTTATGAAGTTACGGTTATTATGTTCTTTTTAATAGACCAATTCATACTCAATGACATTATACTTACATTCTTTAGTGTACCATTTATGCTCACTAAAGTAGTAGCGTTGGTATTGGCAAGTATAGAGGTAATGTCTATTAATGAGAACTACAAAGTAGTAAAAGGTATAGACCTATGGCAGTCAATGAAGTTGTTGTTTGCAAGAGCAAAGGACATCAAAGACGACATAAATAAAATTAAATGACAACACAACAGGCAATAAAAAAATACGGCACAGCTAATGTAACAGGTTTAGGTTACTTAGTAAAAATTAAGTTGCCATATCCAATGCGTATTGCTTGGGACTTAGACAGCTCGGTAAATTCTATGATGTGCCATAAGTTAGTGGCGGATAATTTCACAGCGGTATTCAATGAACTACTATCTACCTATGGATACGATAAGATTAAGGAGTTAGGAATAGATTTATTTGGTGGATGCTTTAACTATAGGAAGATGAGGGGTGGAAATGCTTTGTCAATGCATTCATGGGGTATTGCCATTGACATTTCTCCATTAGCTAATGGATTAAAAACTCCTTTTAATAAAGCTTTGTTTTCAAAACCTGAGTATGCTAAGATGCATGAAATATTTGAAAAGCACGGCTTTATAAATTTAGGTAAAACTAAAGGATATGATGCAATGCATTGGGAAATATCAAAATAATCTCGTATCTTTGAGTATGATTGGAATATATAAAATAACATCACCATCTAACAAAATTTATGTCGGGTCTTCCATTAATATTGAGAAGAGAAAAAAGCACTATATAAATTTAGATTGTAAAGCGCAGAGAAAGCTTTATAATTCATTTGTTAAGTATGGTTATGATAACCATTTATTTGAAATACTTGAAGAATGTAGTGAAGTTGATTTATTTAGACGTGAAAACTACCACGGTATATTATTGAACGTAATGGACAAGGATATAGGGTTAAACTTGTCGCTTCCTGCATTAGGAGAGAAGAAAGCAATTATTTCTCAAGAAACTTTAGATAAAATGTCAAAATCGCAATCAGGAAATAAAAATGGCTTTTTTGGAAGAAAACATACAACAATGTCCCTAGAAAAAATGTCTAAAGCACATAAAAATAAAAGTCTTGAAACTTTGAATAAAATGAGAAATTCTCAATTAGGTAAAAAAGCATCCGAAGAAACAAGGCTCAATATGTCTTTAGCACAAAAAGGAAGAAAACATACTGATGTAACAAAATTACGGATGCGTGAAAATAATAAAAATATTAAAATTATTTTATGCTTACAAACAGGAATATTTTATCTTGGAACTGCGGAAGCTTCAGAATCAATAGATATGAACAGATACACGTTAAAAAATAAATTAAACGGAAGTAAACCAAATAATACAACATTCACTTATTGTTAATGCATTTTGAAATAAAAGAATAATGGCAAAAATAAAACTAGAAATAACAAAAAAGGTTAAGCCTAAAGTTAAGCGTACAAATATACACGCAAAAAGTAAAACTTCTCAATTGAAGTCAAGTAAAAATTATAAGAAACTTTATTCAAGACAAGGAAAATGAGAAATTTTTTAGCCGGCACAAAGACAGGAAAGTCAAAGACAGCGAAGTATTATCAAGAACATCCTGAAGCGAGAAAAAAGAAGGTGAAGTATGATATGAAGTATCATGACACTGAAGAGCGTAGAAAATACCGAAGAGATTTAGAACGTACTAATAGAAAAAATGGTACAAGTGGCAACCACGATGGTATCGACAATGCGCATGTTTCTAAAAACAAAACAGTACCTCAATCACAAGCTAAGAACAGAAGTGATAAATCAAATAATTTTTTTAAAAAATAAAATATGTTTAGAGTATTACTACTATTATTTGTGTTGTATGGTTGCTCTGCGCAGTACCATTTAAACAAAGCCATTAAGAAAGGATATACATGCGAACAGACAGGAGATACTATTCGTATTACAACGTTAGATTCCATCCCTGTTGTCATAAATGACACAATAGTGTGGGAGAAGTTTATAACTACTAAAGACACCATTATTAAATACAATACCGTCTATGTTCCTAAGACTAGACTAGAGAAAAGAATAGAGTACAAGTTAAAGGTTAAAACTATATACAAAGACAGGATAGTTGAGAAGTCTCAATCTAAGGCAGAAGGTAAAAAGAATCAACCAAAAAAGAATTTCTTTTGGCTTGGAGTTTTAGTCGGAGTATTAATTTCATTGCTTTGGAAAATATTTATTAAAAAAGTATTACATTTGTAACTAACTTAAATTAAATAAAATGAAAGACAATAATATTAAAGACATTATTTTTGCGACAGAAGAAGAATTAAAGAACATTAAAGAAATGAATACTGATTTTTCTAAAGCAAAAATGAATCTCGGTGATTTAGAATTGCAGAAGCAAAGCTTAATAAAATACATAGACAGTATTAAGGATGTGTTTTCAAAGCACGAAAAGATACTAATGGAAAAATACGGTGAAGATGCTGTAATAAACATTGAGACAGGAGAAATAACAAAAAAACAATAAATCAAAATGGGAAAAATAAGTACATATACAGTTTTATCAACACCTACATTAAACGATAAGTTAATTGGTACTGATGTAACTACAAATAATGAAACGAAAAATTTCTTAGTTAGTGATTTATTGGCTTTAGGCGTTGGTGGTACAGGAGCAACAGGCCCACAAGGACCACAAGGAATAGCAGGAGTAACAGGAGCTCAAGGAGTTCAAGGAGTAACAGGTATTCAAGGAGCAGTTGGACCAATCGGTCCTGCAGGATTAAATTGGCAAGGAACTTATTCTGCTTCAGGAACATATGTTCTAAATGATGCCGTTGGATTTGGAGGTGCTTCTTACTATAATATTTTAGCGTGTTCTTCATGTGCAGGTAATCCATCTTCAAATACTACAAATTGGGCATTGTTAGCAAATATTGGCGCAACAGGTCCACAAGGTCCTGCAGGTATTCAAGGCATTCAAGGTTTAACAGGAACACAAGGTCCTCAAGGAGTAACAGGTGCAACCGGTGCAACGGGTGCATCAGGAGCAAGTACAGGAGGAAACATTGGAAAACTACTTGGAGGAGGAATAGTTGTAGCAGAATGGGATGAAAGTGGAGTGGCTAAAGCTCTTGTAGCAAGTTTAACTAATTTATCTATAGCCCTTCAATGGACAGTAAATGCTCAAGACAGTAATTTAATAGGTACTACAGCTCAAAGTTTTTCAAATGGTTCAACAAATACTGATGCTATTATAACACAAACATTAGCTCCTGCTGCTAATACATATGCTGCAGGACTTGCAAGACTTTTTGCAGATGGTGGTTATAACGATTGGTATTTACCTGCAGCTTGGGAATTAAATATGTGTGGCAATGCAGCAGTTATTGTTAATAGAGTTTTAGGCCAAATAAATGGGTTTTCAACTACTAACGTCTATTGGAGTTCTACGGAGTATAATAACGTCACTGCTTTTACTTTTGACTTTAGTTCCATTCTATTAAGTTTTGACACTAAGTCCGCCGCCAACTATGTGCGTGCTGTTCGTATTCATAATATCTAGAACATGGAAATAAGAAAAATTTCTGTTGGGCCTGACTATAAAGGAGGTGCAATGCATTACATTGTAGGACAAAAAGTTTTAAATGAAACGTATGAAATACATTTAATTAAACTTGAAGACTTTACTCAATCTATAAAAATATTCATCATAAACGAATCAAATGAGATTCTTTTATGGAAAGAATTTACACAAACTATTCCAATCTCTATTGAATACAATATATTTTATTAATGAAATCCCCATTTTATTTTATTGTTGAATCTTTAATAAATAAGAGATACAACAATACAAAAACCATTAGTGGATTAGAAGTTATTACAAGTACATCTGAAGAAGATTATATATCTTCAAATAGATTTGCTAAAGTAATAGAAGTTCCATTAGGTTACAAAGGCCCAATATCTTCAGGCGACACATTGCTTGTCCATCATAATGTATTTAAGTACTATTATGACATGAAGGGAAATCAAAAGAGTGGCAAGAGTTTTTTTAAAGACGACAAGTTCTTCATTGAACCCGACCAATTCTATATGTATAAAAAGGATGATGTATGGCATTCTTACGACAAGTATTGTTTTGTTAAACCAATAGATGCTATTGATTCTTATATAAAGAAACCATTTAGTGATGAGCCTTTAATGGGTGAGATGCTATATCCAAATGACTACTTAATTAGTAAAGGAATAAACAAGGGTGATATAGTATGCTTTTCACCCGACAGCGAATATGAGTTTACTGTTGACGATGTAAAAATGTACAGGATAATAGACAATCAAATAACAATGAAATTAAATTAATGGACACAAAAGAAATAAAACTAAAAATAATAGCAGCAGGTCACAAGGCAGTTGAGCAATTAATAAAAGTTGCAGAAGAAAATATTATTAAAAAAGATTCTGATGATGAGTTGGCTGCAGATAGATTAAAGAATGCTGCTATGACAAAAAAGTTAGCCATATTTGATGCCTTTGAAATACTAAATAGAATAGAACTAGAAAGAGAAGGGCTTGAGGCTTTAGAGAAGGGAGTAAGTAAAACAGATACTAAACAAGGGTTTGCGGAAAGACGTTCAAAATAACTTATATAGTATACAAAAAGATTTTGTATCACCATCTATACTGTCCAATAAAAATAGGGCAAGGTCTTGGATATATGGTTATGATGACAAGTACGACATAGTTGTTATATCTAAAAATGGACAAGTAGGTCAAATAGTAAATATATCGGGATTAAATATAGGACTTCCTCCCGTTCCCGAGAAGGTATATAAAAGAAGCGATAAAAAATCTGAGCAGTATTGGCAGAGAGAAGACTTACCAAGAGAACTATCAAAGATACAATCAATTTTTCATTGGAATGAAATGCCATCACAATTTAAAGATAGATTGGTAGACTACATTGAGAATGAATTTGATTATAGAGAGCGTGGCTTTTGGTTTATGAATAATGGAGAGCCAACGTATATTACAGGTTCTCATTATATGTACCTACAATGGGCAAGTATTGACGTTGGATATCCTGACTTTAGAGAAGCTAATAGAATATATTGGATTTATTGGGAAGCATGTCGTGCCGACAATAGGTCATTTGGAATGATATACCTAAAGATAAGACGTTCAGGATTTTCTTTTATGGCATCTTCTGAATGTATAAATGTTGGAACTCTTGCAAGAGATTCAAGGGTTGGAATACTATCT